GGGTTTAGTTTTTGAAATTTTGAGGAAATATTTTTTGTTATAAGTTCGTTACAAGTGGATTTTGGTTCATGTAACAAAGTTGTAACGATCTTGTAACAAGGACCATGAGCCAAGATTCATGATCCAAAAATCCCGATCCACAATCCACAATCTAAAAACCCCAATCCCAATATCCATTATCATGATCTGGGCTGCAGAATTTACTCCACAGAGCAAAAGGGTCCGCCAATGCAAACTTTTCCGTTTCCAGTGGATCATTATTCAACCCTATACCATGGGCCTCTTCGTTTATTGGAGGGGAGGACCTCCCTATATAGGGCTAGGGAATCCTTCCATCTACGCCAGGCCATGATTCTTTTCACACAAACATCATTAGATTTTCATTATTCATACAATATTATGAGATTATAGGTGTTATTTCAATCGCCCTATAACGTGATTCTATCCATCTAGTAAATAATAAAGAAAAAGAAATGATATAATAATACTTCATTGGCTTTTAATCTCTAAGATAGGGCCGTACAGGAGTATCATATATTAGAATAATAGAATATTACCAATAAAATGGGGAATTTTTGATAAAACTGGAGATACAGAGAATTTGTGATGAAAGAATCACGAATTGGCGTAGATGGGATGATCCCCTTACCCCTATAGGTCAAGCTCCTCCCTCCAATAAACGAAGAGGCTCATGGATCAGAATTATTGGTGTTATCTGTGTTTTACTTGATATATAATCATCTTATAGGAGGAATTATGATCAGCATATGTAACTATTGTAAGGGAGAATTTGAGCAGGATGATGTTCAATTAAGCCGGAGGAAGATCTATTGCAGTGATCAATGTAGGCATGATCAGCATAATCTCTACATGAAGATGGAACGTAAGGCAGGTATCAAGGAGAAGGTATGTGCCTTGTGTCAGACGAAGTTTATGCCTAAAACAAGATCTAAGAACAAAGTATACTGTTCTTATGGGTGTTATTGTAAGGTAAAGACGATGCGTAAGAAGACACAGTTTGTGAGTCCAACCCCCGTGGCGCGCGAGTGTACTAGTTGTCGGAAGACGTACATGGCCACGCGGCCAAAGAGTCAGTATTGTTCTAGTTATTGCCGGGTGAAGTTTGCTAAGACAGCCTTTAGCCTAGGGCTTTCTGTAGCAGAGTTGCAGGCGATGCCACAACCGGAACCAATTGCAGTTAACACAGAGCCTGTTTCAGGTTCTATGATACCTCCAAAAGAGACTCACCTCTGTATCCGATGTAAGAAAAGTGAGGTCCCGGATGCGACAGTAGAGTATTGTGACCCATGTGTATATGAGATGCAGCGGAAGGTAGAGCAGGAGACAATTGCTAGGTTAACAGGTAAATAGCCAATGTTATTGGTCTAACGCCAATTATTGGTGTTTATTTCCCTGATTACGTGATATAATTAACACGTGGGTGATCATATACTTTCAAAACTCGGGGCCCTTGATGCTCCTGGGAGTCGCTCTCGCTCCCAGGGGCATTTTTTGTCGGGTAAGTTCAACTCAACCTTGGTCAAGGACCCAACCACGGGGTACCTGTCCCCATCTGGGGTTGGCAATATGTCGAACCAGTTTGATGCTAGGCGCAAGAAGAAGTTCATCGACATAGCAAAAGACCTGTGGCCTAACCTAGCAGCTGTGTGCGAGATGGTTGGGATAAGCAGAGGGACCCTCAAGAACCATCTTATGGTAGATGGTAGGTTCCGGGAAGACTTAGACCTGATCCGTGAAGCGTCAGTTGATACTGTTGAAAAAAACATGTTTGTTTTCTCGAATCGACCTTCAAACTTCATGGACCGGATGGCGATCATGCGAGCGTATAGGGGAGATCTTTATAACCCAAAAACTACGATCACGTATGAGCATAAGATCTCGAGGGAAGAAAGCGAGAAGCGGCGGATGAACCTGGCTAATGCCATTGATGTTGAGGTCCTGGCGACGGCTTCAGAGGTTCTGGAAGATGAGGTCAGGTCACAACCAGCTTTAGTGATGATGGAAGAATCAAAAGAGATGGTCCAGGCTCCACAGCCCGTGGACCCATTACAAATGATGGAGGACATGTAGATGAACATCAATGAGTTCGCAAGAAACGTCACGATTGAAGAGTCAGGTAAACAAGAGGTCAGCATCGCGCAGGTGAAGGAGATCTTGAGGATCATCAACAAGCTCACCGGTGGGGTGTTGTACCTTGTCATACGGCTGATTTAATGGAGGAAGCATGAAAAGGTTACTTGGTCTTGCAGGGTTACTAGTTTTTGTAGGTTTTGCACAAGCGGCTCAATATGACGTGCAGACCTTGCGCTATAGGCAAGCAATTGCTGCGCATGTTGCTACAGCTACTGTCATTATTGATCTTTCAAATACCACTAATTGGAACCACGACCCTTCAAAAGAGCTTCATCTATATGATGTTCGTGTAGGTGTTGATAAGGCTGCGACTTCAACCTGCACCGTGAAACTTGGTGTAGTGACGTTTAGTAGTGCAACTCAAGGAAATGCCTCATATTTTTTAAGCCTCGAGAACACAAAAAATGTCTCGAACACCAATAATGAGGTTAGGATGGGCCTTGGGAATGAGGTTGTCTATAATCTCCGTGTTAAAGGTGGGGTAACACCATATATCTTTTCTAATGATACAATTTCTGCATCCTCACTGTATCAATCCAGCACCACGATCCCCTCAGCATTAGGTACAAATGTACGAGTGGCAGCTGGTGATTTGGTGCTATATATGAGGGCTGGTGCAGCTGCTATTACTGTTTATGTGGAGCTTAAATATAAAGGGGAAGATTAAATTAACAAGGAAGGTGTTATCATGGTAGATAACTTGAAGGTAGTGATCAAACCAACGGCTAATAAGCTGTTAGTAAAGCTAGCAAGCCAGAGCGATGAGACAAAATCTGGTCTCAAGATAGTGAAAAAAGATGAGCAGTGGCAAGAAGAGACAGTCAAAGCCGAGATCTTAGCGAAACATGATGGTGTTAAAGATGTTGAAGTTGGTGAGGTGGTGCTTATTGCTGGCCACGCGGGTAAGTGGCTTGACCCAGGGCTCATTGAAGAAGCTGATAAGGGATTTATTTATCGCATCATTGAAGCTGATGAGATCATCGCGGTTCTTGACTTGGTGGGAGGCTAACATGGTACTTGAAAAACAAATAGAGGTCGGTCCTAATGAAAACAATGTCTATATGGCTGTTATTCGGCGGTCACCTCACTCTCTTTATCTGGATGTTAATAGGTGGTTCATGGGTCTAGGAGCAAAGACCATTCTATCACACGCGCAATCTGAATCAGATGGAAATATCACAATTACAATCTTCTACCGAAAAGATTAACTATCCTGAAAAAGATGACCGACGAATCCAGGTGTTGGACTTCTTGGGTTACAAGATCTATGTTGGACGTAACGCGCTCTCGAATGATAGGTTAGTCACAGAGCACAAAGTTCTCCATAAAAAATGTATCTGGGTGCATGTGTTCCAGGCTAAAGGTTCGCATGTTATCATCTGCAGAGATGATGTTGAAGGTCCAGTAAATGAGACGGTGTTTCGACGTGCTATGGACCTTGCACTTTGGTTCTCTGCTGAGCGCGAGAAGAACAAAAAGATCATCTGGGCCGAGTTACAAGATGTTTTTAAACCAATTGAAGGGGTTAGTGGTGCTTGGAAAACCTATAAAAAAGACCATGTTATTGAAGTATGAACGGACTAACCCGTTGAGTAAGATGCATGTTGAAGTTTTTACTAATGATAGGTTTGAAGATGTTGTTGATGACCTAAAAGAAAATGGGGCGACGTTAACTGAGTTTAGGTGCATCTATTGCGGGTTAAACATTGTGATTATTGACATGAAACCGATAAAAAATATTTGTCCTATGTGTTTTATCCACTTAAACTGATGGAAACAGAGCTAACTCAACGGCCAGAACAGGTATTTGCTGACGAGCGTAGAGCTTGTTATCTTGACCCAATGATCTTGCTCAAGTTGGGTTACTTGAAGATTAAGAACAAGGACCAAAAGCTAGTCCCGTTTCAGCTAAATGAGGTCCAACTTCAACTCCTTGAGGTGATCAAGAAGCAAAGGATCTTAAAAAAACCTGTTAGGATTTGCATCCTCAAAGGAAGACAGTTTGGGATCAGCACGATGTCAGAGGCAATCATCTTTGCACTCGCTTCACAACGTCCATACATCAATTCCTTAATCATGGCTGACAATGAAGATGGGGCAAACTACCTTTTTGAGATGTGTAAGCTTTACCACGATGAGTTAGCTAGAGAGTATCATCACTTAGCACCGGAAAAGAAGGTGTCTAATGAGAAAAAGTTAGAATTTGCTGGAATGCTCTCACAGGTGATTATTGACACAGCTAAAAATGTGGATGCCGGTAGAAAGTACACTTTCCATGCAGCTCATCTGTCAGAAGTTGCCAGATTTAAAGATTTTGATCAAAGTCTTCTTTCATTGATGCAATCGATACCTGATCGTCCTGAAACTTTCTGCTTGCTTGAGACAACTGCTAATGGTGAGAATGCATTTTGTAATTTCTGGAATCGTATAGTTCAATTATGGAATGCAGATCCAGATACGTGTGACTGGGTGCCGTTATTCTTGTCGTGGAAAGATCATAAAGAATATAGCCGCCCATTTAAGAATATAGCTGATCAGAATCAATTTATAAGCTCCTTGAGCAAGAAAGAGCGCGAGATCATGGAGGAACACAAGCTCACGCATGAGCAGATGAACTGGCGGCGCCATAGCCTAGTCAACAAATGTGGCGGTGATGAGACTAAGTTTAAGCAAGAATACCCGTTAACTGCAGAAGAAGCTTTCATCACGTCTGGTAAGAGGGTCTTTAAAGAGTTCATGACAAAACCTCAAGAGCGAAACATCGTGAAACCACGTTTTCGTGGAAATGTTGAGCTTGTTAATGGGGTACCCATCTTCATCCCAGATGATCTGGGGGACGTGATGTTTTTTCGCATGCCACAACGCGGGCATATGTATACTATTGGTGTTGACTCATCAGAAGGTAGCATTGGGAATGATTACTCATGCGCCCAGGTGATTGATAGGACCACATGGGAACAGGTAGCTGTGTTGCATGGATCCATTGATCCTGAGATTTTAGGTACAAAATGTGCTATTTTAGGCCGTTACTTTAATTACGCGTTAGTTGCGCCTGAGTCAAACTTCCATGGGATCGTGACATTACGTGCATTGGCCAACCTTGGTTATCCAAATATCTGCAAACGGATGAAACTTACCATGGTTGATAACGGGAACTATGAGGAAGGTGAAGATATTGGGTGGGTTACTAATACTAAGACAAAATCTGTCATCCTTTCAGACTTAAAAGAAGCCTTGCGTGAGGCTTCTGTTATAATCCACGACCAAGCGACCTTGTCTGAGATAAAGCACTATTCTGTTCTAGAAGAAAGAGAAAGTGGTATACCTAGATATGGTGGTGCTGGTGGGTTTAATGATGATAGAGTGATCGCGCTTTGTATTGCAATGCATTATGCTAAAGAGCTACCAGAATATCAGCGGGCAGACGTAGATGAGCAACCTAGATACCATCTTAGGACTAAAACAGGGTACGGTTAACAAGGAGGAGTTATGACGTTTGATGACAAAATAGAGAAGTTAGAATCTAAACCAGGGGCATCACAAGTTTTTCTTGGTGATGACGGGTTCTTGAAGATCATAATTGATCTCAACATTAAGGATGATATGTTTGTTGAGACAAGAGTAGGTGCCTTTGGGACCCTAGAGTGGGCTAAAGAGCTTGTTTCTAGATTTATAATGGCTAAAGAGATGAAATATGCCAAAGATAAGGCGTTAGCCAAAGGAATTGTTGTACCTAAGATGGAAGTGCGCAGGCCAAATTAATGTTAGATAAAGATAAACAAACATCAAGTGACCAGCTAGATGATGAGTCTTCTTTCAACGAGGATGATGATTTTTATTACAGAAAGAAGAGGATAAAAAATCGTCTTGGGTGTATCTTCGTTGAAAATGATGCGGATTTGTCGCTCAATAAGTTGGCAAGTACTCAAAGGAGGGAATATGGCAAAGATCAGTAGGATGAAGAAACGAAAGATTAAATCTAAAAGTTCAAATTTTTTAGGTATGGATTTTTCTGATGGTGAGCAGAATAAGTTGTCTAGACCATTGACAGACGTCAAAGAAAATTTAGCAGACAAGACTTTGGCTAAATTAAAACAGGGTAATGGCAGTATGATGGCTAAAAAGCAAATGAAACAGATGAAAAGGAGGATGATGAAATGAGTCAATTACAAAAACAAAATGCAGGAGTTTGGCCTGATGGACCTAAGCAAGAACGTGTTAAAGGTAAAGATGTATCACCTAAATCAGGAACCTTTAAGACAGGTGCTATCCTGTCTAAACTTCCTAGTCATCAACCGTTAGATTCTGGTGGTGTCTCAGAAAAAAACTTCCAAGATCTTCGTAATTCAACCATCAAGAAAGGTAGCATCTAAGACCCATGTTGACTGTCTCTCGTGAGCAAGCTATATTGTTAGGAGTTACCCCACCTCCACAAGGTGAGGTACCTTTATCGCCTCAAACGACTGTAAAAAAGCTTAAAAAATCTGCTCATTTTTACAGACGCCAAGAACCATTAACTGTTGAGCAAAAAGACAAGCTCCGAGAGGTTCTTAGTAATATTTACCGAGAGTGGCAAGCCAATACATCGTTGCTTAGAAATAAGTTACGCAAGGCAAATGACCTTATGGAAGGTATTAAGGATGCTAAAGACTTTCCATGGGAAGGTTGTAGTAATCTTCATGTGCCAATCATAGAGATACATATCACAATCTTGCATTCTGTGGTCTCTTCAACAATGTTAGATAATGATCCTATTTGGTATGTACGGATTAAACGTGATGATGTTCCAGAAGGTCTTGACAGCGAGATTGAGTCATTTCTAAACTCAGTTTCAAAGCTTGAACTTAAGATTGACTCAACGCTATCTGATATCTATTGGAATGCATATCGTGATGGAACAGCCTTTGGTGATTTAGATTGGGTTGAAGAATATAGTACTCAATATGACATCTTACGATTTATGACACCAGAGAGTTTTATTGAAGCTTTTCCTACACCAGAAAGCGCTGGTATTTCGTTTGAGAAATATAATGGCATAATTGAAGAGATAGTGATGACAGGTGAGGTACAACTTAAGGTTGAAGAGTATATTGCTATCTATAGAGGACCTAAGTTAAGACAGGTTGAGTTGAAAAATTTAGTTATAGTGCCTACTACTTCACCAACTCTTGAGTATGCGTTGTTTGTAGGTGACATGTTTCTAGAACGGGCAGATTATTATAAGAAGATGGTTAAACAAGAGTGGTTTGACAAGGAAGAGGTCAAAAAGATGCTCCAAAAACCTGGATTAACAGGTGCTCCTGATGAAGGATCACAAGCACAAGATAATATTGAAGGCATTTCTCGTCAAAGAATCACAAAACCAGATGAATATTGGAGTATGCAAGGTGTTATAAATATTAATATTGGTGCTTTAGTGGATCCTGATGATATGGAACCTGAGAAAAGATACTTAGTTTGGTTTAACCCTGACAGTAAAACTATCCTTCGATTTGAGTGTTATCCTTATCTGCATAATCGAGTTAAATATATCCCTTGGCGGTTTAAGAAAAGACCTAAACGATTGTTAGGTCAATCTATCTACGAACAGCTAGGTGATATAAACGAAGAGATAGACACACAGCATAATCAACGTATTGATAGCCGTACAATTTCAACAGTGCCTTCCTTCTTAAAGGTTGATAATTTTGAGTTCAATCCTACTCGAAAAGACCAAAGATTTTTCCCAGGATGTACTTTTAAAGTCTCAAATATGAATCAGATAAAGCAATTTGAGATAAAACAGACCGATTTAGGTCAAAGTTTACAAGAAGAGCAGAATTTGATGTATCTTGCAGAACTTCGTACTGGTGCTTCGTCACTTCGATCAGGTAGAGAGGCTTCTCGTGATCCTCGTGCATCAGGAAAGAAGATCCAATTACAACTTGCTCAAAGTGATATCAGAGTTGACGATCATATGCGAGAACTTCGCATTGGAACTGCTGAAGTTGGGATCCAGATCTTAGAACTTTATTATCAGTATGCACCAGAGACTATTGTGTATTCAAGCAAGGACCCTAATACTGGTAAGTTTATTCAGAATCAGATAGCCAGACAGAAGTTACGCGCTCGAGACCTATATCTTGAGGTGGCTAGGACCTCCATCAATGATAATCCTGACCAATTATTTCAACGAGAGTTAACATTATATCAACTTTTGTCTAATGAACCATTGATTGGAACAAATATGATCAGGCGACGAGAGTTGATAGTACGGGTCCTAACAGCTATGCGGCAACGTAATATCTATAAGTTGATCCCAACGATGGAACAGATGCTCCAAGAGTTACAACAGCAAGAACAGATGTTAAGCCCTCTTGCACCTGAAACACATCAGATGTTAGGGAGAACATTGGCAGGTACTCAGGGCAAGCAACAAAAGAGCGAGGGTGGTATAGCACGCAAACGACCATTTGACACAAGTAATTCAACTAAACAAGTACAATCATAGGAGATTAACATGCAAACTGAGCTAACATTACACGCAAAGAAACAAGAACAGCTGGCCGTAAAGAGAGCTTATCAAGAAGAGATCATTAAAGCATCGGCCAGATATGAGCGTCTTTTAGCAAATAAAGACTTCCAGGATGTTCTTACTGATCTTAAGAATCTTGTTAAGTTACACCAGGATGAGATCTTAGGATTTTTAAGGGTGTATTCGTTGACAAGTTCATTTTTCAAAAAGATGCGTTTAGTAGAAGTCATGTCACAGCATCAGATTCGAAAGGAACAAATTGAAGAGGCTATCAATTATCCCTCTTTAATAGTTCAAAATGCTGAAATTGCCAGAGAAGATCTAGCAAAATTGAAGGAACAAGAAAAGGAGAACTCAAATGTCTGATCCAGTTAAAGAGCTTGAAAACGATGAAAAAGTAGAAGAGAAGGTTGAGCAGGAGAAAGAAAAAGTTGAAGAAAAACAAACTTCTAACGCAGATGTAGTTTCTGCTATTAAAGAGGTTAAAGAAGCATTAACTAAATCTGATCGACCAGCACCTAGTCGACAGCAAATTAGAGACATGTTAAAGGATAAGACTGGATTTACAGACGCTCAACTTGATGTAGTTGAACAAATGCAAGCTGCGTCTACTACTATTAGCTCTAAAAAAGTAGCTGAACTTCAGGAAAAAGTGGCTTGGGCTGAGTTCAAAGATGAGGTGGGTGGAAGATTGGATTCTGGTCTAGAAAAGATTATGAAGGAAGAATTAAGCCAGTATGAACCTGAACTCCGTGGTGATAAGGTGCTCATTAAAAAGGTATTTTATCTTGCTAAGGGGATCATGGCAGAAAAGATTGAGAAGGCTAAAAAAGCTGATCCAAATAACAAAACTGATGTCAATAATGCTGATAACATTGTAGGGAGGAAAATTGTGGATAATACACCTGGGTCGGCTTCAGGACTAGATGGGGGGGCTAAACCTGCTGGTAAGACCAATGACCTATCTGATGATGAGAAGATTGTTGCTAAGAAGATGGGTGTAACTGAAGATGACTATGCTAAATCTAAGACTACTAAAATTATTAGTCAGTTAAAAGGGTCTAAATGATCAATGTTCATCCAACAGAAACCGCTGGTGATG